AAACTCAGACCATACCAAAACGAGATTATCCAATCCTTGCGCAACTCTTTTAAAAGAAACCGCAGGACTATACTTTGCGCTCCAACGGGCGCAGGTAAAACGATAATGTTTACCTACCTAATTAGTGAGCATTTAAAGCGCGGAGGTAACGTCCTAGTATTAACTCATAGGAGCGAGCTACTAAAGCAGGCAGGTAGCTCATTCGAGAAATTCGGACTCACTCCCGTATATATTACAAGCGGATCAAAGCCAGACCTAGAGGCAAAGCTCCACGTTGGAATGGTCGAAACAATAGACAGACGCAAAGAAACCTATACAAATTTCCTAGCGTGCAAAAGCCTAGTAGTAATTGACGAGGCGCATCTTAATATCTTTACTAAACTACTCCCTTTAATTAATCCGCTTGCTTATGTAATAGGAGCGACGGCTACACCAGAGCGCAAGGGAAAGGCTGCCGTATCTCTAGACGAGTTTTACACCGCTATAGTGCAACGAATAGATACACCCGAATTAATTAAAATGGGTTTCCTATCCTCTGCCAATAGCTACGGCGTGCCAATAGATACTAAAGGACTAAAGCGCACAGGAGCGGATTTTGATACCGCAAGCTATTACGAGGATAATAAAACATATATCGGTGTTGTAGATAATTGGGTACGGTTAACAGAGAATACAAAGACCTTATTGTTTGCGTCGAATGTAAACAGCTCTAAGGTCGTTTGCGCTCAATTTAATGCTAGAGGTTACGAGGCAAAACATATCGACGGAAACACCCCTAGAAATGAGCGAGAGGCTATACTAGAATGGTACGATAAAACCCCTAAAGCTATTATCTGTAATTGCGGTATATTAAACGCAGGGTTTGATCAACCAGACATCGAGACTATAATACTCTACAGAGCTACAACCTCGCTCCCTTTATTCCTACAAATGTGCGGACGAGGCTCACGTACTACCGCAAACCTAAAGAGCTTTAATATCCTAGACTTTGGCAATAACATCAAACGGTTAGGGCATTGGGAAAATCCTAGAGATTGGAGTCTAAAAAAGAAACTTACAAGAGAACAGCCTGCGCCCGTAAAAGATTGCCCGAAATGTAAAGCTATACTATTAGCCTCTACAAAGGTCTGCCCTTATTGCGAGCATAAATTCATAAATAAAAAGGAGGCAGAGATCGCTAGGCTTGAGCTAATAAAAAACGAGGTAATTAAAAACTACAGCGAGATGTCAAACAATGAGCTTGCGCAGGCGGTACATGACAAATACATAACGGCGGCGTGGGTATTGCATCGTAAAACTTGTAGGCTAGACGCTAGAGATTTTCTTGAGGCGGTAGGGTATAAAAAGTCTTTCGAGTATGTAAATAAAAAAAGATTTAAAGTTTTTAGTTAATTTGTTTGTTTATAAGTTATAAGTTTCTATATCTTTGAAAAAACTAAATTTTATATTATGAAAAACTTACTACAAACATTGCAACCAGATTTAAAGGATAAGCTAGACCTTATGATTTTACAATATCCTCACAGCGCTAGAACAATAGTGCAAGAGCTTGAGGCAACCGATAATGTTTTTGACGTTACGTTTTTAACTATGGCAACCATGCAGAAATTTCTAGGGGTTAACCTAGACGATTTTTACTTTATATTTGAGCCAGATGTTGAGCGAGGTTAAAATAAATTAAATTATGGAGATTTACAAGACAACAAATAAAAAAACAGGTGAGTACTATATAGGTTTAAATACAACCTCTAACCCTAATTATTTAGGTAGTGGAGTTGAATTAAAAAAACAAATTGAAAAATATGGTAAAAAAAATTTTATAAAAGAAATACTTTGTTTAGTTACATCTAACTCAACAGATGAAAATATATTAAGAAAAATAGAACACGCTTATATATTAAATCATATAGACAATAAAAATTGCCTAAATAAATCTATTGGCTATAACAAAGCAAAAAAAACAAAATTTAATTATCATAAAAATAGATACGAAAGTTTAAAAAATGATTTAAAATTAATTTCAACTTTAACTAGGGTATACAAAATTGATGGCGTTACTCCTTACGATGGTTATGGTAATATATTTATATATAATGGAATTGAATATATCAAAGAGCAAATTCGTTATGCAATCCAATTTAGTAGAGATGCTTAGTGAGGTTAAAATACAAACCCAAATATTTCAATGGCATTGGAATAGCTTTCCCGACGAGAGAGGTTTGCTTTGCTATAACCTAAACAACTCTGCCAACAAAATAGACGGCAATAGAAACAAAGCGCTCGGATTAATTAAAGGGCGCTCGGATATGGTTTACTATTACCAAAGCTCTGCCTATATGATTGAGTTAAAAAACGCTAAAGGAAAGCAAAGCAAAGAGCAAATACTATGGCAGGAGCTACTAGAGTCTCAAGGATTCACATACGTAGTTATCCGCAGCCTACAGGAGTTTAAACAATTTAAAGAGGAACTATGTTAAAAACAGTAAACAGCTTAAGCGGTGGTAAAACATCGAGCTACGTCGCAGCAAATTACAAAGCCGACTACAACGTTTTCTCTTTAGTTAGAACAGACGACAAGCGCTGTATGTTTCCAGATGCTAAAATACGCCAACAAGTTAGCGACAGGATAGGCAAAGAGTTTATCGGTACACTTGAGGAAGATATGATAATATATACAATGCTAGACCTTGAGCAATACATAGGCTCTAAAATAGACTGGGTATCTGGTAAAACATTCGACGATGCAATTATAAAGACAAAGAAAGGTACAAAGTATTTACCTAACAAAGTTGCAAGATATTGCACTACCGAATTAAAAACAATGCCTATATTGCATTGGGTGTATGAGGTAGTAAAAGAGCCTGTAATCATGAGGTTTGGATACAGAGCCAACGAAATGAGCAGAGCTAAAACAATGCTAGAGAAAACAGACGAGGAGGGATTTACTAAAGTTAAAGCTACTTTTACAAAGCTAAAAGACGGGAGGCAGTCTTGGGGTACATACCGTTACAATAAACCAGAGTTTCCTCTAATAACAGATAATATTTACAAAGATAATATCGAGGAGTTTTGGAAAGACAAACCCGTTCGTTTTGCTTATATGAATAATTGCGTCGGTTGCCATTGGCGTAGTCCTTTACTATTAAAAAAAATGAGCGAAAAACACCCTAATAAAATGCAATGGTTTGCAGACCAAGAGACAAGCAAATCAAAATGGCGCAGCGATATAATGTATAAAGATATAATGAAATGGAATACACAAACCGAATTGTTCGACGAAGATTTTGGAGATTGCGATTCGGGATATTGTGGAATTTAAAAAACCTAAAACAACTATGTTAAAAACAATTAGAGACGCAGTACAAAAAGTAACAAGGCTAAATATAAACAATAACACACGAGAGAGGGAGTATGTAATGGCAAGATGCCTATATTATCACTTTGCTAAAGAGTTAACCAAAAAGTCGCTAACTGAGATAGGAGCGTCAACAAAACACAATCACGCTACAGTAATACACAACCTTAAAAAATTTGATGTTCATTACAAATTCGACGAGGATTTTAAAAAACACTATAATATTTTAGTTAGTATATTACAACCTACCGCCTCAGCCGAAGATATTGTCGCAGAGGTCGGCTCTATAGACGAGGTAATAAAACAGAGGCAGGAATTAATAGAGGCAAATGTAAAACTAGCATTAAAGATTAAAAAGCTAAAAGAAAACCTCCCCGACTTTGATAAGTATTTCGAGGGCATACCAGAGGAGAGAATACAATTTTTTATTAATAACCAAATGAGCGCATTTTTAAAAATGGAACGCGCTACACTAAAAAAGCAACAAAGTTATGAGCAAGCAAACGCCAAAATTAGAGAAACAAAGCAAGCCGCTAAACAAGCAAGTTTTGAGGAAACGGGTATCCGAGTTAGAGACAAGGCTTTCAAATCTTCACGCCCTTGTTAAAAACATCGCGCACAATCAAGAGGCAATAGTAACCGCCCTATCGTCAAACGAGATTAAAGACGTAGACGAGGCAGAAAGCACAGGAGTATGAATTACGACCTAATAGATAACATCGAAGTAGACGGAATAGATACAAACGACTATCCAGACTTTTGCGACGCTTTTATAGTCTCAGCAGACTACGACGGCGAGGCAATGTCAGAGGAGCAGCTAGAGGCTTTAAACGAGGACTACAGCTTTGTCCACGACTGCGTATATACACATTTGTTTTAAATGAGCATACCCGTAATATTTGAAAACCCCCACGTATTTTTTGAGGAGGCTACTAAACAAAACTATACAGACGCGCACGATTTGTTTTATAGGTCTATGGTAGAGTATTTACTAGACGAGTCGATACAATACGTTTGTACGTTTATTTATAACGACTACGATAAGTATTTATTTGAGCCACAATCTGAGGAGGACGAGATAATACTCTCCAGAGATGCCCTGCTTTACTTTGAATATATCGAGGAATACGAAACCTGTCAATTAATATTTGAGGTTTTAGAGTCTGATAATTAGGTAGTTATAAAAAATATTGTTTTTTGTGTGGTGGAAACAAATAATTGTTTGTATATTTGCTTAAAACTAATTAACTAAACAAAATTATGACACAAGCTAAATACAAAAGAAT